GTTATGAAGGCAGACAAGAAGCCAGTCCCCAAGATGATAACCGATCTGGAAACCTTGGAGTTCATCTGGGGTCCCCCAGACACCATCCTCACGGAGGCGGACCTCCGAGGGTATCAAAACTGGATGGCTCGGATGGTCGAGGAAAAGCCCGGGGTGTATCTCGGGGCGGAGATGGGCTTGGGGAAGACCGGATCGGTCCTGAAGTCCATCGTTGACCTGCTCGCCGAGGGAGAGATCGAAACTGTCCTGATCATCGCGCCTTTGTATGTGGCTGAAGAGACGTGGCCCGAGGAGATCGCCAAGTGGGAGTTCGCCCGGGGTTTGAGGTATCGTGTCGTGACCGGCACAGAGGAGGAGAGGATCGCGTCCCTGCGGTATGGCCCCTGTGAAGTCACGATCATAAACAGAGAAAATCTGCTTTGGCTCCTGCGTAAGATCGGCCTGAAAAGGTGGGTCTTCGATATGATCGTCTACGACGAGGCCAGCCGTATGAAACGAGGCGCTTTGAGGTCCAAGCCCAATAAGCGGACCGATGGGACCATGAGCAAGCCTAGGCTGACGGAGCTGGGCGTCCTGAACACGGTGAGGCACAAGACCAAGAAGATGGTTGAGCTGTCCGGCACCCCCAGCCCCAATGGCCTGATAGACCTCTGGGGACCGATATATGCTATCGACGCGGGAGAGCGCCTAGGGGACAGCATGACGGCATATAAGCGCCGCTGGTTCCGGGAGGATAGGTGGACGAACAAGGTGGAGCCCTTCGAGCATTCTCAGGACCAGATCATGGAGCGTCTTGATGATGTCTTCTTCAGCCTGAAATCCGAGGACTATCTCGATCTACCGAAGCTGACACCAGTCCCCCACAAGGTCACTTTGGACCCGGCGGACATGAAACTCTATCGGGAGTTCGAGCGTGAGTCTGCTATCGAAGTTGACGCAGGCAGAGACGACCCTGTGATGATCGAAGCGGTCAATTCTGGGGTCTTGGTCGGGAAGCTGCTTCAGTTCGCAAATGGGTCCCTCTACGATGCCGACGGGGACGACCACCTGATCCACACGAAGAAGCTCGACGTGTTGGAGTCGATCTACGAAGAAGCGTGCGGTATGCCAATTTTGGTTGCCTATTCGTTCAAATTCGATAAAGCTGCGATCCTGAAGAAGTTTCCTTCGGCCCGAGTTTTCGGGACCAGCCGGTCCGATAAGAGGGACTGGAACGCAGGGAAAATACCAATGATGCTGTTGCATCCTGCGAGCGCCGGACACGGATTGAACTTCCAGTTCGGGTCGAACATCGCAGTCTGGTATGGGCTCAATTGGAGCTTGGAGCTGTATCTACAGTTCATAAAGCGTCTCTGGCGTCCCGGGCAAAAAGAGGAGCGGGTCTTCCTGCATACGATCCTCGCCAGAGGGACCGCAGACCTAGACGTAGCGCGGGCGTTGACCCGACGAGGAGCAACACAGGACTCGATCACCGATGCGGTGCGGGTAAGATTGGAGAGAGCGATATGAGCGAGGCAGAGGACAAATTACAGGCGCACGTAAACAAGAACGTGCATAACCCGAACAGCATGACAGGGCTGGCCGACAGTGCGCTTCAGGGCGTCACAGTCAGTTTTCTGGCTCAGGTGTTCAGGACGGACCCTGCTGCCGTCAAGCGCAAGCTGGTGAACTGCAAGATACTCGAATCACGTCGACGAGGCACGACACAAGTGCAGAACATCTACGATCTGGCGACGGCTGCGGCCTTCCTCGTGGAGAAAGACATCGACCTCGCCAGCGTGATCTCGAAGATCAGGAAAGAAGACCTGCCACCGTCGATCAACGGAGCCTATTGGGCTGCTCGGCTGGCTCGGCAGAAGTTCGAGGAAAACGCGGGCGACCTATGGAGGACGAGCCGCGTCTGGGACGTGTTGTCCGGGACCTTCCAGACGATGAAATTCACCATCGACCTGTGGGCTGAAACTATCGAAAGACAGGTCGGCATTACCGATGATCAGCGGGAACTGATCATGGAGATGTCAGATAAGCTGAAGACAGAGTTGCACACCGCCCTCGTGGACCGTGGCGAAACCGGGTCGACAGGGAGCCAGCTCTCGGAGGTCAAAGTAGACGATGTAGTGGAGGATGAAGATGACGAAGCAATCGCGGCACTTATTTGAGACTGTAGAAGGTTTGGTTGCGGCAAGCGCTGAAGCGATCCGGCCTGCAAAGAGGATGTCGGTCTCGGAGGCCGCAGAGGAATACCGATACCTGAACAACCCCGGTGCGTATGTGGGACCATGGTTGAACTCCATGACCCCGTATCTGGTGGAGCCCATGGACGTGCTGGCGAGCTGGAAGTTCACCGGCATGGCTTTTGCTGGTCCAGCGCAGTGCGGGAAGACCGACATGGCGCTAAACTGGATCGGGCACAGCGTCATGTGCGACCCTGCGGACATCATGCTGATCCAGACCAGCCAGACCACGGCCCGAGATTTCTCAATGCGCCGGATCGACCGGCTGCACCGCCACAGCACCGAGGTTGGCAGCAGGCTGTTGAACACCCGGCAGGCAGACAATACCTTCGATAAAACCTACCGATCTGGAATGCTGTTGTCCCTGAGCTGGCCCACAATCAACGAGCTTTCAGGCAAGCCGATCCCGAGGCTCTGGCTGACGGATTACGACCGGATGTCGCAGGACGTGGATGGAGAAGGCTCCCCGTTTTTCTTGGCGCGAAAGCGAGCCACCACATTCCGCAGCTTCGGCATGTGCGCCGTGGAGAGCAGCCCGGGTTTCGTGGTGGACAACCCCAAGTGGGTCAGGACCAGTAAGCATGAAGCGCCCCCTACGCAGGGCATCCTTGGCATTTATAACCAAGGTGACCGCAGGCGGTGGCAATGGCAATGCGTTGGCTGCCACAGTTGGTTTGAGCCCGACTTCGAGCTACTGAATTGGCCAGACACAGAGGACTTCATGGAGGCCGCTGAGATGGCCACCCTGAAGTGCCCACATTGTGAAATTGACTACAGCCACGACCCCATGGACGGGATGCCCGGAAAGCACATACTAAACCAGTCAGGGGTCTGGGTTCCCGACGGCTGTGTCATCAATTCTGAGGGTGTGATCACAGGAACGCCACCAAGGACGACTATCGCCAGCTTTTGGCTGAAGGGGGTGGCAGCGGCGTTTTCCGACTGGAAGACTCTGGTTTTCAACTACCTTTCCGCAGAGCGCGACTACGCCAAGACGGGGAACGAGGAGAACCTGAAGACCACGGTGAACACCGATCAGGGCAAAGCATATACCCCGAAGTCAATGTCCAGCGACAGGGTGCCCGAAGAGCTGAAGAACCGTGCCCGCGACAAGGGGTTTAAGACGATCCCCCTGAACGTCAGGTTCTTGATAGCGACCATCGACGTGCAAAAGAACCGATTCGTTGTTCAGGTCCATGGCATAACCAGTCAGAAAGACATTGCCATCATCGACAGGTTCGATGTCAGAAAGTCGCAGCGCGAGGATGAAGTCGCGGGCGGCAAGCTCTGGGTCAACCCCGGTGCGTATCCTGAGGACTGGAAGATATTGTCTGAGGAGGTGCTGTTGAAGACATACCCGCTCGGGGACGGCAGTGGTCGCCAGATGGGCATCAAGCAGGTCTTGTGCGACTCCGGTGGCAGAGAGGGCGTTACCGCCAATGCCTATAACTTCTATCGTTGGCTAAGGTCTGGCGACGGAGACGACAACGTAGAGGACGAGCAGGGGGAATACATGTGGCAGCCGGGTCTGGCGGGCAGGTTCATGCTCCTGAAAGGGTCCTCTTTACGGACAGCCCCGCGCGTGTCGGTGTCATACCCAGATAGCCAGAGGAAAGACCGATCCGCAGGCGCTCGTGGGGAAGTCCCCGTGTTATTCATCAACACCAATTTGGTGAAAGACTCTCTGGATCATATGCTCAACCGGAAAGAGCCCGGGGGCCGTATCGAATTTCCCGATTGGTTGGACGACAATTTCTATATCGAGCTGACCGTGGAGGTGAAGGACCTCCGCAAGGGGTGGACGAATCCGAACCGTTTTCGGAACGAGAGTTGGGACCTTCTGGCGTATTGCATAGCGGGGACGTTGACGTTGACCCCCCCTTTGGAGCATATTAGCTTTGACGACCCTCCGAGTTGGGCCGAAGAGTGGGATATGAACGACCTTGTGTTTGACCCGGAAATTCAGGATAAGCCTTTTACCGGCGAGCTGCAAAAGTCCAGCAAGTTGGCCGATCTGGCAAAAAATTTAGCGTGAGGATGTGATGGCCCTGACAACCGAAGAAACAGCGACGTATACGGCTCGGCTCGCAGAAGCAGAAGCCGCGTTGCACAACCTCTCTATCGGCAGCCATGCTCGCGTGGTCGTGGATCAAAACGGTGAGCGGGTCGAATTCACGGCACCCGCCTCCGGCAAACTCCGGGCATATATCGAAGAGCTGAAGGTCCTGCTTGGCCTGAAGACGGTATCTGGACCCTTGAAAGTGTGGGCAATTTAATGGCTAAGGTTCAGGTGGTTACCGACGAAGAGTGGGAAAATGCACAAGTGATATCGGAGCTGGTCGGACCCGAGCATCGCGAGATGGCGTTCACAGGGGCCTACGACGGCGCGGCCACTTTCGATAAGCAGATTTCGACATGGGCTCCTCCCCTCCAATCTGCTGACGCTGATATTCTCCCAGAGAAAGGGGCCCTAGACGCCCGGTCACGCGACCTAAGTCGCAATGATGCTTATGTCCAAGGCGGCGGGCAAATCCACAAAGACTCTATCGTCGGGGCCATGTTCCTGTTGAACGCGAAGCCTAATCTTGAGGTCCTAGGGTGGACCACGGAGCAGGGGGAAGCGTTCCAGAAAGAGGTCGAGGCGAAGTTCCAGACATGGGCCGAGAGCCCCCATAAGTGGATCGACGCATCTCGCCAGAACGATCTGACGGAGATGATTCGTTTGGCCGTAGGCGTCACGGTGTTCGGCGGTGAGATGCTTGCGACCGCAGAGTGGATTCAGACTGGCCGCAGAGAATTTGCAACCGCGATCCAGATGGTGGACGCGGACCGGCTGCAAACTCCGTTCGAGTATTCAAACGACAAGAATGTCCGTGGAGGCATCCGGCACGACCGTTATGGTGCGCCGATTTCTGCGTATATCAGAACCAGCCACCCTTCGGATTTCCGCATGGCCATCCCAGACCCGCTCGCCTTCAAGAGCGTAGGCTTCTACAAGCCGTGGGGCCGTAAACAGGTCATCTTCATTCACGAGCAGCGCCGTGTAGATCAGACACGGGCGGTATCAGACATTTCCGCAGGGCTGCGCGAGCTGGCAATCACTCGGAAATTCCGCGACGTGACCCTACAAAACGCGGTGGTGAATGCCACATATGCGGCCAGCATCGAGAGTGAGCTGCCTTCTGAGGTGGTTTATCAACAGCTCGGGTCCGGTAATGTAGGCGATCAGGTGGCACAGTATGCCGAGAGCTATCTGACTGCGGTCGGCCAGTATGTCGATTCGTCGAAGAACATGCGGATCGACGGTGTTAAGGTCCCCCACCTGTTTCCGGGCACCAAACTGAATATGCGTCCGGCGGGCACTCCCGGTGGCATCGGGCAGGACTTCGAGCAGTCGCTACTCCGCTACATCGCGACCGCCCTGAACGTCAGCTATGAAGAGCTGTCTCGGGATTACACCAAGACGAACTATAGCTCCGCACGTGCGGCTTTGATGCAGACGTGGCGGTTCATGCAGAGCCGCAAGAAGATCGTCGCTGACGGCCTTGCAAATGACGTCTACAGGCTGTGGTTGGAAGAAGCGATCAACAATGACCGTCTGGACAGCTTCCCTGCTTCACAGGCCGGGTTGCTCTACACCAACAACCACCAGAACATGATGTTCGACGCGCTCTCCCGTGCCTCGTGGATCGGCGCGGCTCGCGGCCAGATCGACGAGCTGAAAGAGACACAGGCTGCTGTGCTGCGGATCAAGTATGGCTTGTCCACACACGAGGACGAGCTGGCACGCCTTGGCAAAGACTGGCGTCCGGTATATCGTCAGCTCGAACGTGAGCGCAAAGAGCGCGAAGAGCGCAAAATTGTGTTGTTTGAAGACAACAGTGTAAATGCAGCCTCGGGGTCGCCTCGGGAAAGCGAAGAAGGGGAAGACGGGGATGCCAGTTCTGAATCCGCAGAGTAACAGCTTCATTAGCTCCATGACGGACCAACCTGTTCTGGTTGCTCGGGATCGTGGGCAGCTCTTCGGGGCTTTCCTCCAAGAGCTTGCTACGTCGGAGGATTTCATGGAGATGTATGACGCATCCTCCACAGGGCTTTTGGCTTCCGATCAGAGCGAGGATGACTTCTGGGAGGGTGGATACCGACCCTACGTTGTCGTCGATGGAGTTCTGCAAATCCAAGTTTCTGGGGTCCTTTTGAACAGGTTCAGCCACCAGTTCGGACGGTGGGCCACGGGATACCAGTATATCGAGAAGGCGTATAATCGCGGGATGGATGACCCACAGGTCTCCAAGATCGCTCTGTTGATCGACAGCCCCGGGGGCGAAGTCGCAGGCAACTTCGAGTTGGTTGAGAAGATGGTGTCCCGGCGCGGTGAGAAGCCCGTCCGAGCTTTCGCCAACGACCACGCATATTCCGCTGCATACTCGATTGCGACGGCATCCGACGACATAGTTATGTCCCGTTCTGGGGGCGTTGGCTCTGTTGGAGTCGTCATCATGCACGCGGAATTCTCCGACATGATGGAGAACGCAGGCGTAAAAATCACCTTCATCTATGCCGGTAAGCACAAAGTGGAGGGGAATGCCTATGAGAAGTTATCTAAGAGCGCTAAGAAGCGCTTTCAGAAAAGGGTTGACCATAGCTACGGAGAATTTGTTGCACTTGTTGCAAATAACCGTGATATGGAAGAGCAGGCGGTTCGGGATACCGAAGCGCTAACGTATGACGCAACCGAGGCC